TACTCTAGTCCGGTCCCCCTTGACAAGAGGATCATGAACCCAGTATAAAGGATGCTCCCTGACCGTAAAGTGGTTGATTTTGTCACAACCACCTAGGTCAAGAGCCCTCCAGACTGGATCCTTGAACAGGCGTCTTAATGATGTAGGAGCGTCAGCAAATACCGAAAGGTATTTGTGAGACCCTACCAAGCTAACGCTGGGCCTGATACGATCCGAGTTTGGTCTATACTTATGTTCAATGTTAAATTTACGACTTATTAAACTTACATATAAGTTATCAAAGTCTCTATTTGCCATTGACGATAAGTCTGCTTTAAAATCCTTTACAAAGACAGTTATACTATTATTGAAAAATAATGGTACTCTGTTTACTGTAAAGTATATGAAGCAGGTGAAACTCCATATTACTAGATATATGGTCGGAAGACCATTAATGTCTAATAAGAATGGTGTATCACTTGTAGGCGGCTTCCCTCGACGCTTTTTGTATCTTAAACCTTATATTGATCGTAGAAAACTAAGTGGGTTAAAATTTGTTTTAACCTTACTTAATATTTCTCGGTCAATAAGGCCTAAGAAAACAGAAGCTATCCCTGTTGATCTTAGTACTATATTAGCACCTAGTAAAGGAACTGGTTATACAATACCAGCATCCTTTATTAAGGACTTTTGTAGTTACTTTGATCTTCATCAGTCTAAGCCATCTTATTCTACTAGCGATTTCAGTATTAGTTTAAAATCTGGTCCTTCCGGACCCTCAATTACTACTGCATTATACAGCTTTTCGCTGTACAGTGAGGAGTATATGAGAATACTGAGATATCTAGTTGGAGAAAGGCTTTACGCCTTTTTCTTTCAAATAAGACGTTATGCGGAATATTACAAATTGAATTTACCTACTAAAAATATGAGCCAAACAGCCCATATTGGTAGGTTGTCAATTGTAAAAGATCCTGATTGTAAAATGAGAATCATAGCCATTCTTGACTATGTGACTCAATTTTTACTAAAGCCCATTCACCTTGGTATTTTCCGTAAGTTACGGAATTTCCCATGTGATAGGACTTTTACTCAGGATCCGCATGCTTCGTGACTTGATAATTTAGAGCACTTCTGAAGCTTAGATTTGAGCGCGGCTACTGATAGACTTCCCATGGATCTCCAGCACAAGTTGTTGAACTATATGTTCAACGACAAAATGTTGGCAGACTCGTGGCGGAGCTTACTAAGACGTGAATATGCGTTCCCAGTACCAGTCCGAGACGACAATAATAATTGACGTTCCGGTTGGTATTATAAACCTTTACTAGGCCTTACCTCTACCGAATTCACGGTTTTGGCAGCGACACCAGTAAAGTGGAACGGTTGCTACGGAGCTAATTACTCCGTTGGTCAACCTATGGGTGCATATTCATCCTGAGCCTCTCTAGCTGTGACCCATCACCTGATCGTTCAATATGCTGCCCACTTAGTGGGTCGGCCTATTGGTTTCGATCAGTATATACTCTTAGGAGATGACATTGTAATAAAAGACAATGCCGTCGCCCTTAAGTATATATGGGTGATGACACAGTTAGGGGTCGAAATCTCCGAATCAAAAACTCATGTATCGAAAGATACTTATGAGTTCGCGAAACGGTGAATTCGAGGAAGAGATGAACTTACAGGCTTACCACTGAGTGGTATCTCTGATAACATAGGTTCAATCAGTATTATTATCAAAATACTTTTTGACTATGTTCACAGAGGTAACCTCTATTTATTTAGAGGAACATTCAGTGATCTTGTAATAAGGATTTTAACCGGTCACCAGGTAGTTAGTGG